GGGCGTCCAGCTTGGCAATATTGTTACTGGTCGCGCAACTCTCTGGGGCATTGCACATGCATAGGAGAAATTAGAAATGAGTTGTTTCACAACCTTAAACAAATTCGATGCGGAGGGAACTCCGATTAAATATGACAACTATGATACGGAAGCTGAGGCGCAAGCTCGCATTGTTGAACTTCACGGCATGGGCCTGACTGACGCTTTTTATATCGACGGTGACGCCACTGCTGTTAATGGTCATAGATGTTTTACGAATTGCCAATATTGGACAGCTGATCTCATTGCAAAAACAGTGACGCTTGATCAAGTGTCCTTGGAGGCTGACATACGCAAAAAGCGCCTAAAGAAGGTTAGGGCGGAACGAAACGAGTTGCTTGTTAACAGCGACAACTATGTTAATCCTGATCAGTGGGCAAGCATGGACGCCGAGACGCAGAACAAATGGTCGGCTTATCGTCAAGAGCTGCGTGATCTCCCTGCTACCGTGGACGATCCCGCCGACCCAACATGGCCCACACAACCTAAATAGTGAGGGCTATTCAAGAACTTTCATCTGAAGTTAATCATCTAAAAGAAAAACTAAATACTTAAAGAAAGGATAATATAATGACTGATACACCAACCGAATCTGAGATTGCTCAGCACTTTTCCGCAATGGACGATAGCGTCACTCTGATCAATTCCACGGTAGCCGATGATACCAATGCCTTGGATATGCATGGAAGTGCCGATGAGGTGAAACTTATGGTAACTCGTAATACGGATCACCTTGAAATCCAGGCTGGAAAAGATTGGTATGCTGCGTCCAGTGTGAGCAAGACGGCATACACAGATGCGGTGACTGCTGGCAAAGCGTACGTGGCAGGTTAATAAGAAGAAATAAATTGATGACCCGCGCCCTCGCCATAGCCCTTGCCTTGCTGGCCTTCCCTGCCGCCGCACAGCAACGGATGCCGTGTGCGCCAAGGACGGCTGTCGTGGCAGGCCTCAGTGGTCCCGAACATCGTGAAAAGCCGATATACCGGGGCTTGGCTAACGGAAACTTAATCGAATTATGGCTATCAGATGAAGGTGGCTTTTCTATTATTTTGACCAGGGCAGAGGGTGGGCTTAGCTGCATGTTAAGTGCTGGCCACGCAATGCACGTAGTAGACGAAGCAGATCAACCAACGCCGAAGTCTGGGCCCAAGTCGTGACTATCCGGCCCGAAAATATTGACACGGGGATGGCAAGCATGGGGATAGCAGTTGGGGCCTGGAATTTCATATTGGGTGACCTGAATATCCTGCTAGGCACAGGCGTCGCCTTCTTCTCATTGATAGTCCTTTGGCAACGATTTTTGATCAACCGCCGTGAGCTTCAAAAAGATGACGAGCACCAAGACCAGCGCGACCAATAATCCAGAAGAGCAGTTCCATATAGCTACCGCCGCCGTGGCCGAGACGGGCGGGAACGTATCCCAGGCATCGCTTAAGCTGGGCATTCCCAGGACTACGCTGCGCCGCTGGCTGTCACTTGATGCAACAGTCAGTGTTGATACTGGTATCGAGTATCCCCCGGAACTGGATGACGATCTGCCGATTGAGCAGGTTATCGATATTCAGAAAAGGCGGTTCGTCAAACGACACGAATACGTCAAGTCCAAAAGATGGTTCCCGGTCAAGATAAATATAGACGGCCCCATTGGCGTCTCGTTCTTTGGAGATCCGCATGTAGATGATAACGGGTGTAACTGGCCTTTGCTGGAACATCACTGTGATCTTCATAGAAAGACCGACGCGCTTTTTGGGGTTACAATCGGAGACGCCACGAATAACTGGGTAGGAAGGCTGGGTAGGCTTTTTGCGGAACAAGAGACTTCGCAGGCTACAGCGCGAAAACTAGCCAAATGGCTATTGGCTGATAGCGGCATCACATGGGCTTGCTGGCTCATGGGGAACCACGATCTCTGGAACGAGGGCGCGGAGATACTGCGGGGGATGAATGCCACCTCTGTACCTATGGAGGACTGGAGTGCCAAGTTCACGCTAGTCCTACCCAAGGTGAAAATTCGTATCTGGGCTTCCCACCAATTCCCCGGTAATTCCCAATGGAATACTTTGCATGGGTTGCAGAAAGCAGCCAGCATGAAGGAGATGGCGCATTTGTATGTAGCTGGTCACATCCACCAGTGGGGCATGCACCAAGAGGAAAGTGCAGACCGGGATTTCGTTTACTGGTTACTGAGAGCCAGGGGCTATAAATTTATCGACAAATATGCGGAACTCCTGGGCCATGAAAGCCAGCAAGAGGGCGCGGCGATAACGGCGATCATCAACCCGGACGCGACCAACGCCGCGGCTCTTATCCAATGCTACGCAGACATGGATGCAGCTGCTGATTACCTGAGTTGGCTGCGGCAAAAACAATGCTGAAATACTTCTCAAAGGAGGAGTTGGCCTGCCCTACGACTAAGGAGTTGGTTCTGGCTCCTGGCTTTGGGGCCGCTCTGGATGCTCTACGCGAGGCTCACGGCCAGCCCATGAGGGTATCGTCAGCCTGCCGGACGGTAGAAAGGAACCGCCGCATAGGCGGTCACCCTCGCAGTCTGCACCTGATCGGTAACGAGGCACACGGTACAGACACCTGTGCCATTGACGTAATTGTATCCGACAGCATTACCAGACGTTCCCTTGTGCATGCCGCGTTATCAGACGGCTGGTCTGTCGGGGTAGCCTCTAACTTCGTTCATGTGGATTTGCGTTCAGCCTATACGAACTTACCTCAAGTTCTGTACCACTACAGGAGATGATCATGTTGTCGGTTTTAAGCGCCATAGCTGGGCCAGTAATCAAAGGTCTGTTCAACATCATCGACCAGACTGTCGAAGACAAAGATGAAGCCGCGAGGATCAAGGCGACCATCGCAGCGCAGCAGAATGAATTGTTGGGAGTTGAGTTAAAGGGTGCGATCCAGATCATTCTTGCGGAGGCAAAGGGGAACTGGCTCCAGCGTAGCTGGCGACCAATCCTGATGTTCTGTGTGATGGCGATCATTGTGAACAACTATATCCTTTTCCCCTACCTGCACCTGTGGACTGACAAGGTGGTTGTTCTGGAGCTTCCCGGTGGCCTGTGGGCATTGCTGACCACTGGCGTGGGTGGTTACGTGGTGGGTAGATCCGGGGAACGTATTGCTAAATCTTTAAGAGATGGATGACTTCAATTTAAATATGGACGAGGACGGGGTGGGGCAGTGTATGTCTTGTGATAGCCCTGTGTTCTTAACCATGTTCGATCCAGACGCGAAAGATTATGTCACGCTTATAGCAATCAAATGCGCTAATTGCGGTCTTGTGTATAGACCGCATCACGCGAACAATTAATCTGGCAAAAACGGATGCCAGTGACCGAGGATTTCACCCTCGTCATCTTCCTCTGCGCCGCGAGGCGCGTCTTGGATGCGTACGTTGTGGACTTCCTTGATGACGTTTCCCTCATAGTCTTCCAGAAAATATGACCAAGTGCGATGGGTTTCACCAAACTCAGCTTCAACTGCTGATATTATCTTGTTTACGTCGGATCCTACGTCTTCTGACCCAAGTACGATCGCGTGTTCTGCTAACCATTTTTCTAACGCTTTATCCGAAATCATCGCACTACCTCCATTTTTTTTGTCCAGCGGCGGAGGTCCGCCATCCAGGCGCGGACCTCTTTCTTGAACTCGTCCTCGTCTTGCGCCCAGACGGTGCTGCCTCGAAAGTCTCCGCCGTGACAAATCTGCCTGCCCAGCGTACCCGGCGTCTTGGCGGTGATGATGCGGACGTAGCCGCCCGCGTCTGGTGCCCAGAAGTCGAGCCTGCCGCTGTCCGAATATTTTGTCTTGATTGCCAGATACATCGTTCAGTCCTCCCTACGCCATGAGATATGCTTGCCGCTTGCCTTCTTTCTGCCGCCGCTATCAAGGTGTATCCAGCTTCCTTTGAGCATGCCCGTGAATTTTTTATCACCTAAATGTGAACGCCTTCTGCCGTCCCAACCCCATAACGCGAAACTCCCTGACACACGTACCTCTTCAAGTGCTTCTTTAGGTGGGGGTTTCTTGAGATGTTCCCTGCTTTCTTTTGGTAGCTCCTTCCATGCCTCGACAAGATCTGCTGGATTGTAAAAGTCTATGCGGTTGAACCAATCGCCGCCGCTGTGATGCCATTCATATGACTCCCAGATATTGTGGTCTTTTGCTAATCGCATGGCGAGGGCTTTTGTTTCCGTCCATCCCGCCTCTTTGAGATCGTCAGCGGTGATCTTGCTTAATGGCTTGACGCCACGGTCATAAGCATAGACCGCGTTTACCGACATGCCAGCTTCGTAGTCGTAGCCGTTACCACGGCCATCTCCACTCCAGTAATCATGGCTCATCTTCGTTGCTCCTTGTTGACTTCACATAGTCTTCTACGATTACGACGCATCGTTTACGTTGCTTGATCAGGTCGCTTCTCTTGTAGAGGGCCGTTACGGACGGGTCTGCGTGGTTCAGACACGCTTTGATAATCGAGTCTTCAACATCGGCATCCTGCAAGATGGTTGCGAACGTCCTTCTCAAGTCATGTGGACGCCAATCCTGTTGCCCACCCACTTGCTGTCGTATCCTGTTTGTTGCCCTTGACCATCCGCTTAACGCGCCAAAGCCCGCACAGAAGACATACGCCTCCGGGTCATTAATGCGCCTGCCAGATACGATGGAGAGCGCTGCCTCAGATAGATACACGACATGAGGTTCGTTTGTTTTCGTATCTGTGATATTCCAGACATCGCCTGATATATCAGACAGCTTCATATTGGCTGCCTCGTCTTTACGTACGCCGGTAAGCAGCAGGAATTTATAGATGTCAGCGAATACGTCATCTTCTATAGCGAACAAGCTGGCGATTTCTGACGAGCTTAGAACACGCCGCCTCTTCCCTGTGGAGTTTGTATTCATGCCTTTGGTTACAGGCGTTGTCTGAATGACATCTATCCACCGGGATTGCAGTAGCGCCCAGTTCCACATCTTTGAGACGGTAGCCAGCACCCTGTCAGCCGTCACACGTCCGCTGGTTTCTCTTGTGTCCTCAAGCAGCGCCGCAATGTCTTTGCGTGAGACGCTGGCGATCTGCTTTCTGCCTATTGCCGGGAGGATGTGTCTTCTTAAATTAAGCTGCTGGTTCCTCTGGTGGCTTGGCTTGTTGTTCACAAGCACATGCTTCTCTAGGAAAAGCTGCGCCATCTCATTGACCGTGCTGTCGTCTTGTTCTGTTCGTTGTCGCGGATCTTGGTCGCGACTTATTTCTAACAGGAGGCGTCTGGCTTCCGTTCTTGCTTCATCGATTGACCAGGGGCTGAGATACTTGCCTATCGTCAGGCCAACCTTACGGTTTTGTATGCGGGCATATAAGATGAATGAGATAGCGCCTTTAGTAGTGCGCCGCCGCGCTCCCAGACCCAGAACCTTGGTATCCCAAATGGTCTGGTTGGGGCGCAGGCGGTCTATTTTCTTGTTGGTCAGCATCGCCTTCTCTATAAATGGTTACCACATGGTTACCAGTATGAGAGAGCGTTGACAAATTCTTGGCTGATTTAGTGGCTGGGCGCATAGCTCAGTTGGCAGAGCAGCTGACTCTTAATCAGCGGGTCGTAGGTTCGAATCCTACTGCGCCCACCAATTAAATCAGGGGGTTAGCCGTTACACGGCTTCCCCCTGCTCTAAATGGTTACCGTATGGTTACCAGTATGATTGTAATTTATGCCGTTCGCCACACGCGAAGCCCGTTGTCGTGGCTCTTGATTTGGAACCGTCCTTCCAGGCCATATTCTTGTTTGTGGTAATGTTTGGCGCTGTAGACCTTTTGGCGCAGCGATTGAAATTCCATTACCGTTAATGGACCATTGTCAGCGTCCTTCCATTTTACAGAAAAGCTATCCCCTATGTTCATTTCAGCGAAGGGATAGCTGCCGTGTGGTATTGGAATTCCTTTTTCTACCGGCCCCACGATTAGACCTTGAGTACCATGAGAGTGTAAAAACTGTTTAGAGGTGTGCATTTGCACAAGCTCAGCTTCCGATATGAATTTTTCAGCAGTCATTGATTTTCATCCTATAAGTTGTGTTGTAGACATGCTCACCGATCAGCCGCCTACCAAGCGGGGTCCATTCCTTCCTGATCGTTTTCGGATATTTTGGCTTGTCTCTCAGTGCGGGGATATCCGAAGACTGTACGCCCAGGTCATCGAACCCTTGTTCGATCTGCTGTTCGTCAATCTCCCCCGACTGAAACCTGCTGATAAGGCTCTCTATCAGCATATTCTTCTTGGTCGTATTCCATAGGGCCATCAGATGCTCCTCTCTATAGTTGTCATTCCTCTTTCTTCTCAAATGATGAATACAGGTGACCCGCAATGGCGGCATAAGCCGATGAATCTTTGTAGTGATCTTCTTCACTAGGAGAACCAACCATTTCGCGGACAATTTTAAAAATTTCTTGGCATCGCGAAACCTGACGGGGCTTTACCTCAATCCCTAAATAAAGGGACCAGAACTTTGCCGCCATACTGAAACACTCATCAATATCGCCATGCGTTTTGTTACGCACACCAACGATGTCGGCAGCTTCTCTAAGCAACTCAATGGCTTTCATTTGTTTTCTCTTCCTCCAGAATGTTCATAATTTATACTCTCCAGTTCACTTACGCGGTCTTTTAGCTCGTCTGTTATTATGCTCCGCCAGTAGGCGGCGAATGAGTAACCGGCTGTCCATCGTCTGGCACCATAAGTATCCTCTGGATACGGGCAGTTCTTTGCGCCAGCTATGTAGGACATCATTCCATGCCGCACACAGACATCATCCCATGGCAGTTCTGCCGCCACTTCGTAATGCTCCTGCCATTTCTCGTCATCGATGAAGTCCTGTTTGGCCTCCAGAACAGCTAATCTCCTGGTTAGCTTTTCCAGTGCGCCTGTTGATTGTATGGCCGGTTCAACCGGCCTGTTGAGGTTCCTTGCTCTGGCTAACTTGTCTGCTTTCTCCATTCAGTCCCTCGAAATAAAGTTCGATCCATTTGGGGATCTCTTCCTTTCCAGTCATGTATTTTTTGATAGCGTCCTTTGTGATGTGCGTTGCCATAACCATGTCATTTACGCTCATCCGGTGCTTCAGCATCGCCATCTGCATCTCGGTATACGTCATCAAACTTCTCCATCAGCGCCCTTGATTTGAATCGGAGCTTTGGGTAATCCTTTGTTCTTACCCAGAGTATGGCTATCTGCTTCCGTAAGCGTTGTTGCTGATCCGGTGTATGACTTTCTTCACCGTTGACTGCGCCAGATATCATTTGCGATAGCACCAGATATCTTTGCGACAGCCCGTTAAGTGAATCATCAGCCCACGCTTCTTTCACGAATTCGGGAGTATCCTCGTCTATCACGTCGTATCTCCAATAAACTGCCGATGGTTACCTGTATCCCCTCTGGCGTCAGGGACTTGAGTTGCTTCTTGGCTTGTTCGTGCTTCTGCGATGCGTCCTTGGTTTCGATGTAGTCCACCGAAGCGCTATGGAATTCATTGTGGCTTGGGTGGTCAGGCGTTATCTCGACCCTGCCAGCGATCTTGATCTCGCCCTTCTCTATCGGCTTGCCTTCACGTGGTGGCGTCTTGGTCACCACACACCGCCAGAAGTCCTTGGCTGCGGGTAGATATTGCTGCAACCAGCGCTCATCTCGGACGATTTCAGCGTATTCCGGGTCGGTATTACCGAAGATAACCGA